GGAGGATAGTTGGATAGGTGGCTGTTAGAGTACGATGCACCAACCCCGCCACCCTCCATCAGCCGCATGAATGTGAACGCAAAGTGATCGGCAGGATTGTCGGTCCAACCAGCCACCCAACAGTTGAACAAATGTTCAGCGTTCTTAACCCCGCTAGCCCACAGGTGCCTGCCCGCCGGTAGGATTTTAAACTCTAACATCATGTCGATAAGGTTTTGACGTTCGCCGTCAAGTTGGAATCGTTCATCAACCAACGCAAGGTTACCATCGACCACACGTTCGACTGTCTCCGGCCACGTTTCTTTAGACCCATCCGGCTTAACCCGCGAGTAGGTTCTGGAATAAACAAGCTCACCTGTCGGACCCCAATTAGTCAAGATATTCCTCACATTCATCACAGTAGTTATCGAACACCGCAAACCCACACAGTTCACAGTAATCAACCTGTTCGGGTGTATATTCTTCGTCCTCATCCCATTCCGAATAGTTACCCGCCAGGGTTGCATCTTCTGGGGTCATATATTTACCCACTTTCCACCTCCTTTTTGCTCTCACTAATAGTATATCCGGCCCCTGGTTGACGACGCGGTGTGATTTGAGTCACACCGCAATACATTTCCCTGTCATCTTGTGACCAGTTGGGGATCAGCATAGGTTTCTCATGGGGGAACAGTTCTGGGAACACTTGCGCCCGATAGAACTCTGACCCTGACATGCCGTTGAACAACCCGTCCATAATGTTATGCATCAGCCCACTCTTTCTCCTTCTGCTCGACAAACAGTTCGATCAGTCCCGGCACACGCCGGAACAGTGCTGCTTCCTCAGCGTTTAGACGGTATCGCCCTGACGGGCCGAACTCAATGACCGGTTCAGATGCCGCACCTTTGCACACCTGTTCCCACGGCGACTCATACAAATATTCGTCTACAAAGTCCGGGTGTTGATCCATTAGCATCAATGCGATGTTTCCGGTTGGGTCGCTGTGATCCCCGCCTTTAGGTTTTACTGATTCAGGGAAGATCACGGATTTGCTACCAAGTGTGCCCTGATTTGTGGTCAGATACAACACATTGATTTCATCTGTTAGAGAACGGACGGCACGTTTGAGTAAATTGCGTTCGTCATTTTCTTTGGGAACAATCCCTAATTCGTATCTGCTGTGTAGGGCTGACCTCTGGCTGCCGATCATCCTGTCCATAGCAATCGGTATTACTTGGTACAAATATTTGTTGGTTGACTCTCCGCGCAGCGCGGAACGCACCGCTGACCCTGAATACAGATTACCGCCAGAGAACACATTGTTATCATGTGTGTCTTTACTAAGCAACTGTCGGGCATGGATTCGGAACGTCACCATAATTTCTGGCTCCGACAGGACTGTCATTTTCTTTTGTGTTGACGGAGTTTCGGCGTACCACAGCAGGAGTTCCTGTGATAGATCGTCCACAAGCTCTAGTTGCCGGGTCCATTGACCCGAATACCAGAGAATAATGGCAGACTTGGCTGCCCTACGAGCCTGCTCAACAATGTGGTTGTCAATTTTCATGTTTCTCCTTAGATTGCTGCCGATTGAACAGATGACACAGACTTCGTTTCCCTACCCCACTTGCCGCACCGCTGGCATTGGAACCGCTGATAGGAACGTGTAGCCGCCACCTGGACACCCCGATAGTGAATATCGTCGGAGCCACAGTTAGAGCAAGCCGGACCTTCAACACCAGTATAGATTGGGATATTCAATCCGTCAACCCACGGCAACAAAATGTGATACATTTCCTCAGTCAGTAACACATCCTGCTTATTGTAGTCCTCCATCTTCTGCTGTGCATCCTTAAGGGATGCACCTTTACCGTAGCGCAGAGTTTTCCACAGGTCACCGCCACCAGTCTCCAACTTTTGACCGGCACCCAACTCCTGAGCAACATATGAGAGTCGGTTAGACATGAACCCAAAGTTACGTTTAGTAACAACCATAAGGTCTAGGTCTTTGTGTGGTGACGGCGGGGTGAGTCCAGCTTTGATGAACTCGGTGCGTAGATGTTTGCAGTCGAACCCTTTGCTGTTCCAGCCCACTACATAGTCAGCCTCGTCTAGAACCTCCCATGCTTTCTGCACCATCTTTTTAGTGCCACCTTTCCATTCGGCGGCGAACTGAACATCAGGTTCATCCATCCACTTCCAGGCCAGACAGATGGTGCGTGCAGGTTCGATGATGTTGTTAGGGCTGATGAATCCGTTTTGTTTCAAATCCCAGATGCCGTCAACTACCGCACTTTGACGTTCTATGTCAAGCGTTACTATTTTTGGTGCCGACACGATTGATCTCCCTTTGTAGATACCATGCTGCTTTGAGTAAATCTTCAAGCTCATTCGATGACGATTTTTTACCCGCACGGCACACATATTTCACCACATTACCGCGACAGAAATCAAGTTGTTCAGTGATTTGAATAACCTCAATGCCGTCGAACTGGTAGTGGTCGGGTTTGTTTACATTATCGGTCACTGCAACCAACCTTCTTGCTTAGGCTTGACAATCGTCAACGATGATTCTTTCACCCAAAACTTAGCGTGAGAATCTAATCCTTCCACATACACGTCGCCGTCATTGTTTCTTTCCTTAAGGACCTTAACAACCTCAAGATATTTGATGACCCTGACGGGTGTACCATCTTTACCTGTGATGTAGGGTCCCGTAGCGGAAGCCAAATCGCCTTTACGCAGACTCATCATACTTTTCCTTCTCTAAGAACCCAAACAGATTATTAAGAACAGTCTTAAACTGTTCCCCATCTTCCGCAGCGTCCAACTGCTCAGCTAATGTCATCTGCATCTTCTTCCTCCCAAACGTAATCATGAATAGCGTCTACTAACTTACCGTACCAAGAGATGTGCCAAGATATTCCTTTCAGAGAAAGGTTGGCAGAAAAATCTACACCCATCACTTTAGCCTCTCCAACAGTTCATCCTTACCCTTGCTGTTAACCAACGAATTAACATCTTCACCTGACGGCATCGGGATGATCTTACCATTCGGCAACGAGGACACCACATGTGTGGCAAACGCCAACCCGGCATCGTCACCGTCGGCCAACACATAAACGTTGCGGTAACCTAGGAACGGCTCCCGAAAGTGAGGCTGCCAGTTCTGCGAACCTGGTACACCTACAGCCGGTAGACCACACACGGTAGCGGTAATGGCATCTATTTCACCTTCGGTGATAGCGATATTGGCGGTGTCCTTGATTAACGCCATAGTGTTGAACAGCCGTGGCCGGTCACCGGGCAACGTGAGGTACTTAGGTTTGCCGTCGTCTACGCGCCGGAACCTTATCGACACCACAGCCCACTCTTTGTCAGCAGACCAGCGTAGATACGGGATAGCCAGATAACCTTTATATTGTTCATGGCCGGGTAGTGGGTCACCAACGTATCCGATCCTGAAGCGGTTGACGGCTGTCTGAATCGACTCCCAACCCAATCCCCTCGTCTGCAAATATTCGCTGCCTGGGCTGTCGGGTAGTGCGCTGTGATAGCGGCTTGTAGCTTCCCTCAGAAAGTCCTTCTGCGATTGACTTAGCTTCTGCAAAGCTGTTCCTTTCCTCGTATCTAATTATAGAAATAACATCCCCCTTGACGGGGCAGGCAAAACAGTGGAACGCATTTTTGGTGAATGATACCGATGCGCTGCGGTTTGTTTCACCGTGGAATGGGCACAAGGTGGACACCCATTCGTATCCGTTGTCGCGTGGCGGCTGCCACTCAGGATGATATCGTTGAATAACTTTAACTATCAAACTGTCCATGTTATCCTTTCTCATATCTGTCTAGCTTAAGATGACACCCTCTACAGAGTGGTAGATATTTCATGGTGTCTAAGCTATACGGTACGGTGCGTGACTTGAACGAAGCCCACAACGGTTGCGGGTCAGTACCATCATACGCCCACTGCTCAGCTTGGTTACCACAACGGCACTCGTACTGCACAGCCTTACCGCGCTCTCTCATTATACGAGAGTGTAACGCACGATAGCTAGGCACGTCCACCCTTTTGGGTGGGGTTACATAGTTGGGGTCACCTGTTCTCCACCATCTATGGTAGTGGGTTTGGCACCAACCTGTTGCTATGTATTTCTTTTTACGGGCGCACCCGTCGATGGAACAGTTCTCCATCCTATAACCTCCGTAGCGGGTGGGTTGTTTAGGTAGTCTATGCACCTTTCAAAGAACTCTACTTCATCCCTAGCGTGCCCTAGAATCTTTGCATTACAAGTGGTACAGAGAAGTCCGCGCACTATACCTGTTTCGTGGCAGTGATCCACTGACAGCCGTCTACGTCCGGTACCCTTGGCACGCTGACAGATGTAACAGTGACCGCCTTGCGCTTCATGTATCCGCCAATATTCTTCCCCGGTGATGCCATATAAGTCTAGCCAACGCTGCTCTCTGGTAGTGGAGTTTCGTTTAGCTCTCTTGGCACGGTGATGTGTGGCACACCTAGGGCCAGGATGTGGTGCCTTACGCGCCGTAGTAATTCCTTCATCAATGCAATCA